TTATGATACACCTACTGCTAAAGGCGGTTGGGGTTTGTATGGATCGAATAGCAATTCTGGTTTCTTAAATAAAACAGGAACGGATTACGTTGCGCACCGTTGGCAACGTGCCCCTGGTTATTTCGATGTGGTTGCTTACACAGGCACAGGAAGCGCAAGAACTATAAGTCATAACCTTGGTGTTGTGCCTGAGATGATATGGGTGAAAAGAAGAACAGGAGGGAGTGCTGCTTGGCAAATTTATCATTCAGCGACAGGTAATAATCAAGCATTGCAATTAAACACCAGTGACGCAGTTGCAAGTTCTACTAAATTTAATAGCACAGACCCAACTAGTTCGGTATTTTCAGTAGGCACTGCAACAAGTGTTAACCGTAGTGGTGACACTTACATAGCTTACCTTTTCGCTACCTTGGCAAATGTAAGCAAGGTAGGAAGTTACACGGGGACAGGCTCCGCGATAAACATTGATTGCGGTTTTACTAGCGGTGCTCGAATGGTGATTATAAAATGTAGTTCTCATAGTGGAAACTGGAGAATTATGGATTCTGTAAGAGGAATTAATGCAGGAAATGACCCTCAACTTTACTTAGATACCGCAGATGCAGAAGATACTAATGAGGATGTTATTGACCCTTATAGTGCAGGTTTTTCCGTACCCGCAAGTAACAATGATGTTAATCAGGCAGGTAGAACCTACATATTCTACGCAATCGCATAAAAAAGGAGTTTAGTCATGGGACTAATAAGAATAAGAGAAACAGGCGAGGTAGTGACGGAAACAACTTTCCGCATCATGCATAAGAAAACTCGACCTGTTTTAGAATCAACGCTTACAACGGAGCGTTTAGATGGTTTAGGCGCAGATCCTGTTATGGAAAGTGCTCAAGCTAAAACTACCCCGCCTTACGAGTTTAGTTTTAGGTCTGGTGTTGAAAAAAATTCTGACGGCAACTGGATGACGGTTAATTCTGTTGGGCCAGTGTTTACTGAATACACAGACGAAGATGGTAAGGTACAAACAGTTGATGCTCAAACCACAGCGTACCGTGCTCGTGTTGATGCTGATGCGGCTGAAGCCCAAAGGTCTACTCGAACAACCCTGTTGGCAGAATCTGATTGGACACAAATGGCTGACACCGCTTTGAGCACAGAAAAGAAAGCTGAGTGGGTTACATATCGTAAGGCACTTAGAGACTTGCCAACTGCATCAGGATGGCCTCATACTCACACCATGCCAACAAAGCCTTCATAATGCCCAAAGATACAACACAAGAAGTAGCACTTACTACGCCCGACATTAACATTCAGCTTCCACAAGCGAAGCCTGAATACAAATCTATGTTGGCAAACATACAGGAGAAAGCTCCTGCAATCGCAAAGGCATCTAGTAACTTCTACAAGTCACACTCCCAGATGATGAGCGTCACGCTTGATGTTACAGCTATCACTCCTATCCGTTCTATCAAGCATAGCTTGGCTGAGATTGAAAAGACTAAAGCAGCCTTGCAAGAAGGTTACTTCAAGATGAAGAAAGAAGAAGTAAAACTTAAAAAGCTAGAACGCAAGCTTGAGACTGAGACAGATGATCTTGAGCGCGAAATGCTTGAGGTAAAGATAAACGAAAAGCAAGCGCAGGCGGCAAGCTCTCGTGGCTATGTAGAAGGTGCAGTAAGAAAGCTTAACTTCTTTACCAATCAGTATGACAACCTGATGAAGAAGATCGGCAAGGACGAGCTTACCGAAGAAGACTATGAGCTAGAAGAAATTAAGTACCACATTATGACTTGTATGAAGCAGGCATTGAACGCGGCTAGAAGTCGTAACGGTCAGATAGATGAGGGCAACCTTATCTATATCTTTGATCTAGGCATCAATGCAGCGCAAGCACAAGCAGAAGTGTTCTCATACTTGCAGTGGGAAAACTCTATTCTAAAAGAAGGTAAAGCACCTGAACACCAACACACAGTGCAGTGGCTAGAGGCTTGTGCAGAAAAGTGGGCGCACTGCCCAACAGACTTTGCAAACAGTCGTGGTTTTGATATCATGGACAGAACATCTTTGACTAACACTCCACAGCTAGAGGATAAGACAGATGGCGCATAAAGTAGTTAAGTATAGGCTTGAATCAAATGGCACGATACCGACTTGGTTAAAGTTTGGGGTATCACAGTCAACAGGCGGTATGTATCCAGTTGCAGATAGCGGCACTGCTAGTCCACAGGATTGGATTATGATTGGTATATCAGACGATGGCGCAGATATATCTGGTGCAATAGAAGAAATAACCTCTCAGTCTGATTTACAAACATATCTTGCGGCACAGGCATCAGCAAACAATTGGACAGATCCTGCACCAACAGATGAAGATCCAGATGCAACAACTGCTTTTGACGCTGCCGCACATGCAAAACGTGTTTGGGATGATTTGACCGCACTAAACTCATAGGATGCTAAATGCCACTAACCAAACTTCAGTTCAAACCAGGTGTCAATCGAGAGACTACCTCTTACACCAATGAGGGCGGTTGGTTTGATGTAGACAAGGTACGCTTTCGCTTTGGTATGCCTGAGAAGATTGGTGGTTGGCAGAAGTTTACGCCTGCATCTTACTTAGGCACAGCAAGGGCAATGCACCCTTGGGTTGGTTTAGATAACAGCCGATTGATAGGTATCGGCACATCCCTTAAATACTACATCAACCAAGATAGTGGCTTGTTTAATGACGTTACACCTTTGAGAATCACGACAGCAGCAGGAGATGTAACCTTTGCTGCAACCAATGGATCATCAGTGATTACAGTAACAGATGCGGCTCACGGGGCGGTGGTAAACGACTTTGTAACTTTCAGTGGTGCAACTTCTCTTGGCGGCAACATAACAGCAGCCGTATTAAACCAAGAGTACAACATTACTGAAATAATAAACGCTAACAGCTATAAGATTGCTGCCCGTGCAGCAGGTACATCTATATCTAGCATAACCGTAAATGGAGCATTAGTTCCTAGTTTAGTCAACGCAAGTGGGTCAGACTCAGGCAACGGTGGTAGCTCCACTGTGGGTGCGTATCAGGTAAGTGTTGGATTAGATACAACGGCAACAGGTGCAGGTTGGGGTGTCGGTACTTGGGGGCGTAACGGTTGGGGTCAGGCAGCTACTACGCCGATTGTTACAAACACCTTGCGTATTTGGTCACATGATAACTTTGGTGAAGATCTTCTTATTAACGTGCGTAACGGTGGTATATACTATTGGGATAAAACGAGTGGTCTCAGTGCTAGAGCGGTAAGCTTGGACTCTCTTGCAGGATCTACTACTGCACCCACAATTGCTAAACAGATTATGGTTTCTGACAGAGACAGGCATATTATAGCTTTTGGCTGTGATTCAGAGCTTAATCCTGGAGTACAAGATCCTTTGTTGATACGTTTCTCATCTCAAGAGTCTTTGACTGATTGGGCAACGAGACCCGATAATACGGCAGGGGAACTTAAAATAGGTTCTGGGTCTGAGATTGTTGCAGCCATAGAAACAAGACAGCAGATACTTGTGTACACAGACGAGTCTCTCTATGCCATGCAGTTCTTAGGGCCACCGTTTACATTTGGTGTAAACCTAGTGTCAGAAAACACTACAATAATGGGGCCGTTATCTGCCGTAGCTGTAGAAGACAACGTGTTCTGGATGGGTTTAAAAGAGTTCTACTCTTATGGCGGTACAGTGCAGCGTCTACCATGTACGGTTCGAGACTTTGTCTTTGATGACTTCAACCTCTTGCAAAGAGAAAAAGTTGTGGCTGCAACCAATACAGCATTCTCTGAGATATGGTGGTTCTATCCTTCTGGATCTAGCGACAACAACGATAGATATGTAGTTTATAATTACGAGCAACAGGTTTGGTATTATGGAGCACTTTCAAGAAGCTATTGGATGGATCGTGGTATCTTCGACAACCCTATTGCAGCAGGGCCAAACAACTATCTTTACACTCAAGAATCTGGATTTGATGACGATGGGTCTGCATTTACTGCATATATTGAATCAAGCCAAATGGACATAGGAGACGGAGAACAGTTTGCTTTTATCAAACGTATGATACCTGACTTAACCTTTAGAGGATCTACAGCGGGTAGCCCATCTGCTAATCTAACAGTAAAAACCAAAAACTTTCCTGGGGGTAATTACTTACATACTACGTCTAGCGCAGTAACAAAGTCTGCATCTGTGCCTGTAGAACAGTTTACAGATCAAGTTCACCTACGATTACGTGGGCGTAGTTTTGCAATGCGTATTGAGTCTACAGCTTCTGGAGTTGGTTGGAGGTTAGGCTCTCCAAGGCTTGATATACGCCCTGATGGGAGGAGGTAGTGTCCAGAAATCTTATTCTACCTTTCTTTGCTGTACCACCAACACAGTATGAGCAGCAATATTTTGCTAACCTGACAAGAAGTTTTGCTGTATATATGGAACAGCAACAGAACCCAGGAGAAGAAAGGGCAACAAGACTTACCCTAACAGACTTACAGACTGATGATTCAGGTTTAGAAAATGGAGCATTGTTTCAACAACAAGGATTTGTTAAGATAGCATTAATCAATACACCGCATGTCCGTGGCTCTGGGGCAACAGGTGCGGTAGG